CTCAGACGGAAGCACGTCGAATGAACTACAGCCGGAAGATACCGGCAACCCAGGATAAGAAGGCCAAAATGGGCAAACTACCTGCTTTCCAGTTTTACCCGGCCGATTGGCGCAAAGATACGGGGGTCCAGTCACTTTCCTTCCACGACCGCGGGGTTTGGTTCGAGATTCTTTGCCTTATGCATGAGTCAGAACAGCGGGGCAAACTGCTTTTGAACGGCAAAGCAATGCCGGAAGAGGCACTTGCGCGGCTGCTCGGCCTTGATAAGCAAGTTCTATCAAAAACCGTGAAGATGCTCGTTGATTACGGCATCGCATCTGTATGCCCCGAGACAGGGGCATTGGTGAGTCGGCGGATGGTTCGGGACGACGCGCTTTTATCTATTCGTCGTCGCTGCGGCAAATTAGGGGGCAATCCGAGTTTGCTTAACCAAAATCCAACCACCCCGGTTAACCAAAACATAACCACCCGGGTTAACCAAAGTCCAACCCCTTCATCTTCATCTTCATCTTCATCTTCAATAAAAGAAGCAGCCCCCCTTACCCCCCAAGTTTTGCCGCCCTTGAATCAGCAATCGATCCTTAACGCAATCGGCAGATCGACGGATTATCTCTCGGCCGAAGAAGCCGCGATTGCCGGTGAGCTGGTTGCCGAGGGCTGTTTGATCGGAGATTTCGAGGCGGCGTTTCAGGCGACAGTGCAACGCGGGAAGCCCAAATCATCGTTGAAATACCTGCGGAACATGGTTCGAGACGCCAGGGCGGCCAGGCTTAACCCAAAACCAACACCCAAACCGAAAGGAGCCGCACATGATCTCGCTGGAAAGCAATACGGTGAAAGTAAATTGCCTCCCGGTTGGCTGGACGAAGACGATTCGAAAAGCTGATGCAGTCAAGACATGCACGGAACACGGCGAGTATCGGCCATACGTAAGCCAGGTGTCCGGCCGCGATATCGAGAGCCCGTGCCCGGCGTGTCGTCGTCGGCAGATAGACCAGGAGCGGATCCGGGATATTCTTGCCATGCAGGCTAACGCGGTCGAAGCGTCAGCCAGGGCGGCCGAGATACCGGAGCGGTATTACCCGAAGACGCTTCACGATTTCGAGTTTACGAATCCCAGCACCGGCCTTGCCCTGAGGGCATTTCGCCGGATGTGCGCCGAAATAAGATCCGGTCGAGCAGCATCGGCAATCGTAACCGGCGGGGTCGGAACCGGGAAAACGCATCTCGCGTGCGCCGCGCTGAAAGAGGTCTGCCTCGCCGGCAGGACCGGTCGATACACAACGCTGGCCGGCCTGCTTCGCCGGGTGAAAAGCACCTGGTCGAAGACTGCGGACGAAACAGAAGCCGCGGCGATATCGGCATTCGTCGATCCGGATCTCCTGGTCATCGACGAGGTTGGTGTGCAATGTGGATCGGACGGCGCGAACGCGCACGACCTAACGCTCATAACCGAGATCATCGACCAACGATCCTGGCGGAATCGATCTACGATCCTGATCAGCAATCTTTCGGTTGCCGAGTTACCGGCGTGGATCGGAGAACGAGCATTCTCCAGGCTGAGCGATAGCGGCATCGAGCTTAAAATGGTCGGGCCAGACTACCGCCGCAAGGGGGAAGCCAATGGCTGAGCTTTGGGCGAAATGCCCGGCATGCGGATCTCAGGCTTACGAAATGAAGATGGGCCAGCGCGGCCCGTGGTCGATGGAGCAGGTTTGCATGGAATGCGGAAACGTCGGACCGAATCTGCATTTCACCGCCGAACCAGAGCCGGAAAGCGAGGAAAAAGCAGCATGACAATCACCTACCTTTCCTGCCCGCTGAGCTATCCACGCAGTATTACGCGGCGAACCATCAGGAGTCAGTATTGCCCGGTTGAACGGCGTGATGTCGACGCGAGCAGCCGGCCTTGCGACCGGCACCCACGGGCGAGCCGAGGGCCGGCGACAAAACGGACCGAGGAACACTTGCTATGAAAATGACAATCTCGGAACTCCAGGAATCCGCCCTGTCCACGGCCATCAGCACCGGAAGATTCGACGCCTTCGAGCAATTTGAAAGCCATCTGGCACACCTCCATTGCGAGGTTGCCGAGGTCGGACAGGCATATCGAGCCCGGCGCCTGGACGGCTGGAAAGCCCAGGACGGCAAACCCGAGGGCGTGGCCGTGGAGCTGGCCGATGTGGTGATTCTGGCCGCGTCCATCGCCGGATTCTATGGATTGGATTTGAGCGCGGCCATCTCAGAGAAGATGGAATACAACAAAGGCCGGATTTGCGAGGAGATGCGGGGATGAAAAACAAGCCTCAAAAGCACCAGCCGACACGGATCGAGATGCAGCGAGCCCTGGCGCACATCGAGAAACTCATTGCCTTGGCGCCGCCGATGATCAGAAAAAATAAGTTCACGACCGCGATCAACACGATTTACGCGGCAAAGCGCTTTGCAGTCGAGTTGGCCGAGCGCATGGAGATGCCGGCGTGACCGGCGAGGACGGGAACATGAGCAGACACGACGAAATGAAGCGGGTAGCTGATGCCGAACTGGGCCACATCGCCCTGATCGTATCCAGAACCCGAATGGCACTCGAAACGGCAGAGCGGCGGCACGCCGCGCTTACGAAATACTGGACGAGCACGCTGGAAGATGCCAGACGTGCGGATGACGCGGAAAAGGAGAAGAAGGTATGAACGCAGAAGCAGAAAACCTGAAGGGCCTGACCGCGAAACAGTGGGCCGAGCGCCTGAACGGGCGCGAATACAGGCGCGAACTGACCAAAGAGGAAGAAGCAGCTCTGGCAGAGGCCGGAATCGTCGTGATGTTCGGACGTAGCGATGACCTCTGACCTGGGGTGGTCCGAAGGTGGGCGCGGTCAGCAAGGTAGGATCTGAGCTGCTGAAGGCTCTGACGCAGATGCAGAGATCGTAAAGCATACAATAAAAAACCGCCCGTGTCAGCAGGCGGTGAGGCGATACAGGAAGGCCCGGACTTTCAAATCCGGGCTTTTTGTATTATCAGAAATCTGATAATATGAAGAGAGACCTTGAAAAACAGCGAAGGAGCGAATCATGTCCAGGAAATCAAATGCTGCGGTGCCCATGTCCGAGAAGAAATGGCGCGCCGAAAGCGATGCCCGAGCGCTGATAGAGGCTGAAGCCATCAAGCAGGATTCGACCAGGATGAAGGCCGCCAAGACAGCCGCAAAACGCATGGCTTCCGAGAAAGAAAAGGAAGTCAAGGCGGCAAAGAAGATCGCAAAAAAGTGAAATTACGTGCGGATTGAGTGAAAGGCAGTGAAAAACAAGGACCTGTCGCCGAAAAGACAGCGATTCGTTGAAGAATATCTGAAGGATTGCAACGGAACACAGGCTGCAATCAGGGCTGGATATTCCCCGAAAACGGCGAATGAGCAGGCTGCGAGGCTGTTAGCCAATGATAGCGTGAAGGCAGCCGTAGAAGAAGCCATGCAGAAGCGCTCCGAAGAGGCAGGCGTTACAGCAAGGTCTGTCCTCGAGGAACTTGCGCGTATTGCCTTCCTCGATCCTGCTGAACTGTTCGACGCCAACGGCAACCTGAAAGACATTCACGCCATCCCCGAGCACGCCAGACGCGCCATTGCCTCTATCGAAACAAGGCTGGAAGGCGGCAAGCGCGACGGCCAGGTGCCTGAGCTGATCACGAAGATCCGCCTGGTCGATAAGCGAGGTTCGCTTGAGCTGCTGGGTAAACATCTCGGCATGTGGATTGAGCGACACCAGCATGAGGGCAGCGGCTTTCAGCTCATCATCCATCCACCGGCGGCACCGAAACAAATCGAAGGAGCAGACAATGCGGACGCCCGTAAAGAAGTCAGATCCGGAGATCCCGCAAAACCGACGAACCCGCCGGATTCTCGCGGCTGAGATAAGGTCACAGCTTCGAAACGATCCTGGCGGTGAGGTATTCGCTCGAATGCCGACATCTCAGATTCAGCGCATGGCCGAACAGATGGACATGAAGAAGAGGTAACCCGTTGGCATCTCGCATACGCCATTACTTTCAGGAGCCGACCCTGGCCAGATTCCACGCTGATGATTCATTCGTGCGTGGTATTCGCGGCCCGTTCGGTTCCGGCAAATCCGTTGGATGTTGTATGGAAGTGGTTATGCGGGCATATCGCCAGGCCCCAAGCGCCGAAGGGGTTCGCAAATCTCGCTGGGCGATCATCCGCAACACATACGGGGAGCTGAAGACCACCACGATAAAGACGTGGCAGGATTGGATTCCCGAAGATGTTTGCCCGATCGTTTACGATGCTCCCATTCGCGGGCACATGACCCAGAAGCTCGAGGACGGCACCACGCTCGACCTCGAGGTGATGTTCATTGCGCTGGACAGGCCCGATCACGTCAGAAAACTTCTCTCGCTTGAGCTGACCGGAGCCTGGATCAACGAGGCCCGCTGGGTGCCGCTGGCCATTCTCCATGCGCTGACCGGCCGTGTCGGTCGCTTCCCTGCGAAGATCGACGGCGGTTGTAGCTGGTCGGGTATCATCATGGACACAAATCCGCCCGACACCGATCACTGGTGGTATCTGCACGCTGAGGAAGAGACGCCCGAAGGATGGGCCTTTTACGCTCAGCCCCCGGCGATTGTCTGGAATGAGAAGGCCGGCTGCTGGCAGGAAAATCCGCTGGCCGAGAACGTCCGGAATCATTCAAACGGAATTCAATATTGGTTGCGCCAGGTCGCCGGCAAGGTCAAGGAATGGATCAAGGTATTCCTGTGCGGCGAATACGGCGCTGTTCTCGATGGCAAGGTGGTCTACCCCGAGTATAACGACGATCTGCACCACACCGATAACGAGATCGCGTATGCGACGAACCTGCCCCTTGGGCTTGGCTTCGACTTCGGCCTGACGCCTGCTTGTATATTCGGCCAGGTCACGCCCCGCGGACGGCTGATCGTGATGGATGAACTGTGCGCCAAGGACATGGGTATCCGGCAGTTCCTGCGCGATTGCGTTATTCCGCATCTCCACACATTTTACCCTGGCATCAAGAAGATCCTGGTTGTCGGTGATCCTGCGGGAAACAGCCGCGCACCGACCGATGAAAAGACGTGTTTCGACGAACTGAGGGCCGCCGGATTTCACCCGGTAGGCGCACCAACGAACGCTTTCATCCCTCGCCGTGAAGCCGTGGCCGGGTTCCTGAATAAGCTGGTGGACGGCAAACCGGGCCTTGTTCTGGGTCCGAAAGCGAAGATACTCCGGAAGGGCTTCCTTGGCGGCTATCACTACCGTCGCGTCGCGGTTTCAGGTGCGGATCGGTTCACCGAAGAGCCGAACAAGAACGAATTTTCACACCCTCACGACGGGCTGCAATACCTGGCGCTGATGGGATCATCTCTTGCAACCACTCTCCCGAACGAGCCGGCCATGTTCCCGGCGAATGAAGCGCCGCCGTTCCTCGCCGGCACTATGTAACAGGAGGCTCAACTCATGCCACCCAAGGTCACATCCCCGGTCAAGTTCAAGGTTTCCGATGATACGCTCCTGTCATGGGTGCAGGCCGATATCCAGGCGGCCGAGAACTATTTCGACTCCGCCATTCTCCCGAAGCTGATCGAACGCTACCAGCTGACGCAGGCCGATAAAGATATGTATGCGGGGAAGTTCC